TGGGGTCCGCGAGCTTGTCGATGCGTGCCTGTAGCGCCATGACGTGAGCGGCCAGCGTCGCAACGGGCTCGGGCAGGCTGGCCAGAAGCTCGCCGTCGTCGTCGGTGTGCTCCTGCCACCAGTCGGCGTAGTCCGCGCGCGGACCGCCGTGGCCCGTGCAGGTGCCGTCGCAGTGCTTCGGAGTCACCCGCACCTTGCGGGCTGGACGAGTCAACGGCGGGAGCGAGATATCCAGATCCACGTCGGACTCGTCGAGGGCCCGCGCTTCCCGGCCAGTCATCGTCTTCCCCTCTCGTTTTTGATCATGATGCGGTCTGGACATCGGGTCCACCGACAGGGGTCGGCCCGGAATGCGTGCTCATGCATGTCGGCGTCGGCTTCCTTGTAGAAGGCCCACTGCTTGGCCCCGCCCGGGTGCCCGCAGTGCGAGCGGACCCACCAGTTGAACGAGTCGTCGCGCGGTAGCCGCTGGTCGGCGGGCCACTGGCCGTCAGGCATCGGGCGCTTGATCCACACCACGCCGCTCTGGTTGACGGGGCCGCCCAGGATCAGCCAGACGCCGGTGTGGCCGGCGGCCGGAGCCCCACCCTCCGACGGGAGGGTGGGGTTCTGGCGTGCCCGGTTCGCCTCGTGGCGTTCCCGGTCCCTTGCGGTCACGACCACTCAGGTAGCGCGGTGGTGCGCCGGCGCTGGTTGTAGAGGTTGGTGATGACCCGGGCGAGCTGCGTGGACAGGTTGCCAGTCCGGGTGAGCTGCTGGCCCCGGGCGTTGCCGACCAGACCGTCCGGACCGCCGGGAACCCCGGCGAGGCGCTTGGTCAGGTCGTCCAAGTCCACGTCGCGGCCGTACCTGGCGAGCATTCGGCCCAGGCCTTCGATCAGGGATCCTTGCACGGCGGCCGGGCGGTGCCCGTACGCCTTGGTGAGCACGGCAAGCGTGGCGTCGGCCGCCTCGGGGGCCAGGGCGTAGACGCGCTCCAGGCTGCCGATGGCCGAGAGCCGCGCCTCGGTGGCGGAACCCCCGACCGCCCAGCCGTGATCGGCCAGGAAGGTGGACAGGCGCATCGCGTTCTCGTCCTGCTCCACGCAGGCGATGAGGAACTGGTCGATACGGGAAACCTTCTCGGTGGTATTGAGCAGCCGGAACAGGGCCGCCTCTTCGGGGATGGTCAGGCCCCGGTACTCCATCGTCTGGATGACGCCGGTGAAGGCGGCGGCCTCGGCGGCACGGTAGCGGTGCTGCCCGTCGATGACGTGGATACGTTTGGGGGAGCGTAGCGAGGTGGTCAGCACCCCAAGGGCGTCGGGTTGGAGGTTGGCGGCCATCTTGGCGACGCGGGCCTTCTTCAGGCTGCGCTGCACGTTGGGGTCAACCCAGAGATCCCCGATCTTGCGCTCCACCATCTTGTACGACACGCGGTCGGTGTTCGGGTTCATGACTGGCTGGTCTCCCTCATCTTCTTGATCATCTTCTCCATTTCCCGGCGGATGGCCGAGAGTCGGGCATGCGCCGGGCCAACCTGCTCCCAGGTCAGATCGGGGTTCGGCGGGCCCAACTCGACAAGCCCGGCGACCAGCCCTTCCATCTGCGGAAGGGCCTTGTCCCAGGCGGCACGCTGGCGGGCGGCGCTGGCCGACTCGACCGGCGCGGCCGGATGCGGGCGGGACACGGGGGCGGAGCGGCTACCGGTAACCCGCTGATAGTTGGCCCAGATGCTGCTGTTGCCGGCGTCGATCTCGGCCAGCGCTTCGCGGGCCTGCTCGCACCTGTCGTCGGGGGCGTCCGTCGGCCCGTTGGCCAGGACGTGGATCGTCCACAGGCGCTTGGCGGTGGAGGCGGACATGCCGAACGGCGCGCCGAGCGTGGACAGCACGTAGTCATCAGAGTGGTTGCTGCTGCGGCCCGGCTTGCGCTTGCCGGATTGGGTCTGGCGGCGCAACTCGACTCCCCGGCGCTGGGCTTCGGCACCGCGGTGGACGGCGGCCGGTTCGTCGAGGCGGCGCAGCACCTCCCAGAGGCGGCAAATCTCGGACGCCTTCCACGGCAGGGCGAGGTAGTCGTCTTCGTTGTCACGCTGCAAACACTTGGCGGCTTCTTCGATGGTGTCGACGAAGACCACGGGGACGCGCCGCTTCTCCATCAGCAGGTGCGCGAACAGGCGGCGGCGCCCGGAGATCAGCGTCCCGTCCTTCCAGAGGGTCAGCGGATGGCGCAGCCCCTCGTCGCGGATGCTGGCGCCGAGGATCAAGCAACTGCCAGGGCCTTTACGCAGGCGCGGAATACGCACCGACTCGGCGCGCATGAGCTGCACGGGGGAGGTGGTCACCCGACGACCGCCAACTCATCGGTGACACCGTCAGACCAGGGCCACATGTCGCTTCCGGCGATCTCGGCCCGCTTGTGGGTGTCCTCGAGGGCGGCGGCCAGGTCGGCGTTGATCTGCTCGGCGGTACGAGTGGTGGCACGCTCGGCGAGGGTCGCCCAGCCCCGGGGCCGGTACGGCTCGGTGGCGGAGTCGAGGCGGTGGCGGCCTCGGGGGGCGACCAGGCGGGCGGTCGGGGGCGTCCACGGATTCCAGGTGAGGCTTTCCAGCCAGAGCCGGTAGGCCAGCGCGGCGAGGGTCAGCGCCGCGAGGACGGCCAGGGCCGCTAGCGGGGATATCGCGACCGGGTTGAGCATCTTCGGTCCCTTCTCGGGTGTCTTGAACGACACCATCATGCACATGCCCGGCTCCCGCTGTCAACCGGAACAGGACAGTGCATGTCGGGGCAGTCCGAGGAGGTCGGCCATGGCCGACGGAAGGCCGATCCCGTATGCTGCTGACAGACGCACGCCCGAAGCATAGATGAGGATAAATAATGGCCAGTTACAAGACGATGTGGCAGGAGGCGGTCGGCGAAGTCGAACGGCTGAGAGGCGAAGTCGAACGGCTGGCGGGCGAAGTCGAACGGCTGACACAGCCCCGGCAGATCGTGGACCTGGCCGGCATCGCCCGGCACATGCACGTCGAGAGGTTCACGCCGCAGCAGTGGAAGCAGCGCAAACACCTTCCCCCAGTCGACTTCCCGGAAATCAAGGAACCCCTCTGGTACGCCGCGACGATCCGCGAGCACTTCGCCGACCGCACGCATCGGATCTGGTACGACGACCCCGAGCAGGAGCTGTCGCCCGCCGCCTGACGGGTGCACAATGAACAGCGCCCCGGGTTGGAAGCCCGAGGCGCTGAAGGTGAAGCAGAACAGGTCGCCACCTGCACCCAGGAGTCTACCGACGCCATACAGGCTCGGCAACTCCCGAGGGTGCCCTATCTGAAAGAGGCACCTTGTCTAACAAGGCAACCAATTGGGCTCAGGCTCAGCACGTCGGCCACAGCGGCGCGAAGTTTGTCCTGCTGGTGCTTGCCGACTACGCCGACCAGGACTGGTCGTGCTTCCCCTCGGTCAAGGTCATCTCCCAGATCACCGAGATGGGCGAGAGCAGCGTGCGGAAGGCGCTCGCGCTGCTCACGTCGAACGGCCTCATCCGGAGCTTCGTGCGGCGGCGGGACGACGGATCCCAGCGCTCCAGTCGATACCAGCTCTTGCCTGATGGTGACGGAACCCCGGAACCGGAGGTCTGTGACTGGTCCCACCAGCGGTCCACCCGAGAGCCCCCCCTCTCTGAGGGAGCGCCCCCCCCTCTCCCTCAGAGAGGGGGGCCCCTCTCTGAGGGAGCGCTTATTCCTTATATAGATCCATCACCAGTAGATCCATCACCACTTACCCCCGGCGCTTCGCGCACGGCGAAGGCGACTCGACTTCCCGACGACTTCCAGCCCACCGAGGAAATGCGGAACTGGTTCGTCGCCGAGAACCTGCACAACGCCATCCCGGACCCCCGCACGGAGCACGCCACGTTCTGCGACTACTGGCGCGCCAAGGCCGGCGCCGGCGCCCGGAAGGTGGATTGGCCTGCCACCTGGCGCAACTGGATGCGCAGGGCCGCGAACGACGTCAATCGGAGCACCTACCGCAACGCGACCGTAGCCGCATGCAAGCCCAGCACGACCGACCAGAGGATCGCCCAGGGCCAGGCCCTGGCCGCCAAGTACAGGGAGCAGGGACTGTGAACCTTTCCGAGACCGCCGATCTTCTGACCGCCATGAGTGCGTACGACCGCCGGACCATCGGCGACGGTGACGTGATCGCCTGGCAGGCCATCCTCTCCGACGCGTCTTTCGATGACTGCCTGGAGGCGGTGAAGCAGCACTACGCGGAGCACACCGAGTGGATCATGCCCGCGCATGTGCGGCGTGCTGTCCGTGACATGGTGAGCCAGCGGGAGATGGCCGCGCGGGCGACGGGGTGGGCGCCGGGCCAGCACGGGGTGCCGAAGGACCAGGCGATGCCGGAGATCGCCGGGCCGGTCGACGAGGGCTCCATCTCCGGCCCGGTCCGGGCGTTGCTGGACTCGGTGCGGGCGATGCTTCCGGAGGGCTCCAGGGAGGCGCTGATGCCTCGCGCGGCGTACTGGGGTCGGGAGCACCGGGCGTTCGTGCGTACCCGCGACGGCGAGCCCAATCCGCTCTACAGGCCGAAGGCCGGTGCCGCCACGGTGCATCTGGTGCATGACGGCTCCGGTGCCGCCACGTGCTGCCACCGCACGCCGTTCGAGCTTCCGCTGGGCGAGTGCATCACCACCGACCCGCTGGCCGCCACCTGCACGGGTGACCCGAAGGTGACGTCGTGAAGATCCTCTCCAGGTGGCTGGACCGCGACGGCGAGGAGTGGTGGCAGATCGAGGGAGTGGGCTGGCGGCTGGCCGGACGGTCACCTGGTGGCGCCATGGACGGATGGGAGCGCAAGGAGGTCGAGAAGAGGTTCGGACCGCTCAGGCCGCTTGACGGGCGGGAGGCGTCGTGACGGCCGCATGGATCTTGGGCCTGCTGGCCTGCTTCGCGGTGATGGTACTGGCGGCGGCCTGCATGTTCACCGTGCGGAGCGGGCGCGCCTTCACTGCCTGGTCGGTGGTGTTCGTTGCCGCCATCCTGTCGATCATCGCGCTGGCCAAGTTGACCGGGCAGGCTTGACGGGTAGCGTCACTCGTGTATGCTGTGCGTAGACAGTCGATCGAGGAGGCGCACGCATGACAGACCCGCAGATGGCCGAGACCCCCCAGGTCCGGGACAACGGAACCGCCCCGCACGCAAGCCTCGCCGAGGCCCTGGCCGCATTCCAGGCCGAGGTGCCGAAGATGTCCAAGGATGAGCGGGCCAAAGTCAAGGGGGAGACGAAGGACGGGCGCGTGTACGACAAGTCGTACGACTATGCGGGCCTGGACCAGTTCGTCGAGATCGTGGAGCCGGTCCTCGGCAAGCACGGCCTGTCGATAACCTCCAAGAGCACGTTCACGCCCGATGGCGTCTTCATGCTGGAGGTTTCGCTACTGCACGAGAGCGGCGAGCGAGAGACCGCGTACTGGCCGCTGCCGGACCCGCGCCGGTCCGGCCCCCAGGACATCGGCTCTGCCTACACCTACGGTCGCCGCTACCTCGGGTGGGGACTCACCGGCACCTTCCCCGGCGGTGTCGACGACGACGGCAAGCAGGCCCAGCAGCACGCCCGCGAGCGCTGGGAGGACGCCAAGCCGGTCCGGCCCGTGTCCGCCCCGCCCGCGCAGCCGCCAAAGACCTCCTGGACCGATGAGGAGGTGGCCGAATACCAGGCCAAGCTGACTCAGGTCAGCCTGACGGCCGTCGGCGCCGCGTACGACTGGATGGCCAGCCGGGACCTGCACAACCGTGGCGTCGGACCCTCCGGAAAGACGGCGAGTCTCGTCCTGGCGCTTCGCCTGGCCGATTCAGCCCTGCTGCCGGAAACCACCCCTGAGGAGATCGCCACACTCAGGACGGTCGGCGAGGAACGCGGCCTGATGAAGATCAAAGTAGCCCCGACGGCGACGCTGGAGGAGGCGCTGTTCGATGCCCTGGAACTGGCCAAGCACGCGATCCAGGTCTTCGGCACGGACGGCCCGTGATGCGCGCTAGCTCGACGGTTGCGGCAGCGTTCGAGCAGGCCGGATTCGTCCTGGTCCGTTCGAACAGGCACTCGATCTGGCGATGCCCCTGCGGGCATGCCCAGCTCGTGGGCAGCAAGACGCCTGGCAGGGGCCGGGCGGCGCAGAACACGGTGGCGGACATCGCCCGCACACTGAAAGCGTGCCGCCGGCGGGCAAGCGCCGCGGCCTGAGAGGCGGCAGGGGCTCACGGAGACGGTCTGACCTGCCTGACACCATGCGACGCCCGAAAGCGACCGGCAGCCCGCTTAAGGGCCGGTCGTCGCACCAAACGAAGCGAGGAGAACATGACCAACAAAACCCCCGGATGGATCGGCCCCCGCGACCCCGACCGCCCGCACCTGGACATCGGCTACGCCGACGGCAACGTCGTCAACTGCACCGACCACGACAGGGGCGACTGCCTCTTGCACGAGCCGGTCCCGGCCGAGCACGCCCTGACCGACGCGGAGAAGCTGGCCGCCCTGGAGACCTACCTGAAAGTCCTGAAGTCGACGGCGGACACGCTGCGAGCCTCCGTGACCACCGACATGCGCGACCGCAACGTGGAGCGTGTCGGCGCCTACCTGCCCGACGGCACCAAGATGGCCAGCGTCAGCTACAGCGACGGCCGCAAGGCCGTCAGGGTCATCGACGAGGCCGGCGCGCTGGCGTGGGCCGAGCGGAACTACCCGGACGAGGTGCAGACCGTACGGACCATCCGGCCCGGCTTCCTGAAGAAGCTGCTCGACGTGGCCGGTTCGCTGCCCGTCGGCAGCATGGGCCTGGACTCGGCCACGGGCGAACTGCTGCCCTTCATCCAGGTCCAGCAGGGCAACCCGTACGTCACGGTCACCACCACCAAGGACGGCGTGAACCGCATGGCGACCCTCGCTGGTGGGTTCGTGGCGATGCTGGAGGCCGGACGGTGAGCGCGGAACGCGACTGGGAGGCCGCCGCCGCACGACGGCTGGACCGCAACGTCGAGGGCCTGGTTTCCCGCATGCGGGCCACGGCCGACCAGATCGAGCGCGAGGCCAAGCACAACATCGCGGCGGCGACCAAGGGCGACCGCTCGTACGCCACCTACGCCCGGGTGGCAGGCCAGGCCATCCACGAACTGCACGCGCTGGTCTTCAACGCCAACGCCGCGGACATCACCGACGCGGCCCACGACGCCGACCGGGCCCACCAGGAGAAGCAGGCGGCGGGGAAGGGCTCCACCTCGTACGCGGCGAAGGTGGCGGCCCTGACCGCCGTCCTGGTCTCTCTGGACGGCTGGATCGAGGGCGCCCAGGAGAACCACGAAGCGATGGGCCACCGGCACGAGAACCGGGGCGAGGAGTGCTGGCGCTCGTACGCCCCCGGCGACATCCGCAACATGGTCAACGACGCTGCCCGCGAGGTGGGCGTCTCCGAGATCCCCATGCCCAGCGCCCGCAAGGAGGACCTGAAGTGAAGAGGCTCATGCTGGCCGCCGTCGCCGTGGTGGCGCTGCTCACCACCACAGCGGGCGGGTGCGGGCACAAACCGCCCGCCAAGAAGACCGACACGTTCGTCCGCGACTGCACCGTCAAGGGCGGACACGTCACCACCGAGCGGCGCGGCCACAGCGTCGTGCGCGTGTGCGTCCCGAACGGCGGGGGGACCTGGCAGTGATGCGCAGCCCAATGGTCACCGGTGCAGCCGTCGTGGCCATGCTGGTATCAACGGCCGCCCTAGCCGGGGCGGTGGCCGCCCTGCGTAGGCCCATCCCGGAAATCCCGGAGCAGCAGCCTCTCGGCGTGTGCGTGTTCCTCAACGACAGCTTCGCGGACACTACGGTCACGGCGACCGTGGAGCAGGCCACCAGGGTCAACGGGGTCGTCACCTGCGAGTCCGGTTCATATGTGCCGGTCACCCCGAAGTAGCGCATACCCTGAGCCGTATGCAGCTTGCGCAGCTCGCCCGGGATCTCGGGTATGCCATCCGTTCCTCCTTCGCCGTCACGCCCAAGGGCGTGGCGGGGGAGGAGAAGCTCGACCGCTACTGGACCGAGGGGGAGGGCGCAGCGAAGATCCGCTGGGCGGAGCCGTGCGCCTTCTGCCGGTGCAAGGAGCATCTGGGCAAGTTCATCCAGGGCAACAAGCTGGCTGGGCACTGTGCCAATCTTGAGAAAAGAGCGACGGGTCACTGGCCGAACCCGCAACACAGCAAGACCCACCACTGCCCTTGCTAACGCCCTTGGTGTATGCTTAGGGCATACACGAGGAGATGAGCAGGATGGACACAGCAACCCGGATCGCACGAGTCGGCGCCCGGATGACCCCCCGCCAGCGGCGCCGGATCGTCAAGAAGGCTGGCCGCGACCCGTACGCCATCGTCTACCGCGACGACGGCATGGGCTACCCGCCCAGCAAGCAGGGCTACCGCGAGGTTGTCGACGCCCGCCACGCCCCGGAGCCCGGCACAGAGGAGGCGTTCTGATGGTCTACACCACGCAGGGCCTGATGACCCGCGCCGACATCGCCGACCACGAGGCCCTGACCGACACCGGCCGCAACCCGGAGTGCCCCGGGCATCCCGACGAGGACGGCTGGAAGGGCGGCCCGTTCGGCGTCACCTACTGCTCCCGCGCGGAGAACTGCCCGGACGAGCGGTGCCCGTACTGCGATGGACCGCTGGCCAGCGATCGGGTCTGCGCTGACGACAACTGCGACCCGCCCCCGGCCTGGAGCTGATGTGAGTTTCGAGGTCGCTAAGGCAATCGCCAGCGCAAGGGCTTTCTCGATTTGCGAGGGCTGCCGCGCGTTCACGACCCTTGACGCGCACCACCGGGTGACCCGCGGCTCCGGCGGCGTACACGGGGTCGCAGCCGGGGTGTCCAACAGCCCGCAAAACCTGCTGATGCTGTGCCGGGGATGCCACGACCGCACGCTCAACGCAGCAGCCGAGTGCATCGAGATCGGCTGGGTTATCGAGCGGCGTTCCGGAGTCGACCCGCGCGAGGTTCCGGCGAAGATCCACACCGTGAACGGGCATGGCTGGTGGTTCCTGACCGAGGAGGGCGGCTACATATGGGCGGACACTTTGAACCTGGACCCCGACTATGCCCTCAGTTACAAGATCGAAAACGAAGACGAGTGCCGCTCTGACCCAACGTGCCGTTGCGAGCCCGGCGAATGCCGCTGCAATGGTTCAACCCTGAAGGAAGGCACGGAATGACCCTCAGCTCCCCCGGCCAGCCCGTCATCGGCACCGCCGACCATGCCCGCCTGGTCACCCACGGCAGGCACTCCGGCGTCTTCACCGCGATGGCCTGGCTGGCGTTCAACCACCTGCCCGGCCCGCTCCAGGACCTCTCCCGGCCGCTCTACGTCGCCGCGATGGACCTGCTGATCCGGATCCCCGACGACTCCGCCGAGCTGACCAGCGCCCTGAACAGGCTCGTCGAGGCCAAGGACTGGTTCGTGCGCGCTGGCATCCGCAGCGACCAGGGCCAGCCGGGCCCGGTCCCGCGCCCGGCCATCGTCGTCGACCCTCCGACCGACTGGGCGGCAACCGCCCGGGATCTGACCTCCGGCGACCAGGAGCGCACCGACAAGCACCTGCCGACGTTCCCGACCGAGCGGACCAGCGAGGACCCCCTGTCATGAGCAACCATGACCACTGGGCCGCCCGATGGACCGCCGACGACATGAACACCGACGAGGTCTCCGACGGTTACCACACGTTCGGCGAGCTGTACGACCACCGGCGGGCGCTCACGGCCGTCCTGGCCGCCGAACGGGCGGATATCTCCTGGCGGTCCAAGGCGCACCACCCCGACGACGGCCCGATGTTCGAGGGCGGCTACTTCATCATGGGGATCGACACGCCCGCCGGGACGATCACCTACCACTACAAGCTGTCCCACTGGGACGACTTCGCCGAGGTGCCCGCGCTGCCGCACGCGCCGAAGTGGGACGGCGCGACGCCGGGCGACACCGTGCTCCGGCTCCTGGCCTGGGCGCGGGATGAGCCGGTACCGGTGGCGTTAACCGCCCCGGTCCGACACCGCTTCCCGTCGGGCGATTGCGACCCGACCTGTCCGTGCCAGCAGCCGGGCTGGGCAACGCAGGAATGAATAGCCGGGGGCGCCGGGCGCAGGCACGTGCTGATGCCCGGCGCATCGCGAACACCCGGCGGGAGCTGGCCGAGAAGGCACGGCGGGACGCCCGACACAAGATCAAAAACGATGAGAGGTTACGGGCCGAGCAGCGAATACGGCGCGACCTTGAGCTGGGCGGAGTCGACGTTCCACAGCAGTTGCGAGCCGTAGAACTGGATCGGGAACGGGCCGACTAGCTGCGTCCCGGAGGCTGACGTCGGGATCGTGTACGGGCGAGGCCCCGCCGTCAGCCCGTCCACCCCGGATGCAACTTGCACCGTCAGGCCGTGCGTCGAGCCCGCATCACCGTTGAGCACGGCCAGCATGGTCGCCCCGTCGTTCGGACTCACATTGCCGTTGACCGCGTCCCCGGCCACACTCGGCGCCGGGAAGGCCGTCAGCGTGGTACGGCTCACGCTGGTCACGCTCGTCGCGGTACGCCCGGCCATCGGCCCTCGTTTCGATCGGTGCTCGCTGCGGATGCCAGTCTGGCATGCGTCCAGGGCGGCCGGCGCCCGCATCGGGGGGCCGGCCGCCCTGACGTCACTGCTGAGGCGGGATCAGGGGCTGGCCCTGCGCCGGCACCAGCCGACGCCCGTACGCGTCCCTCGGGGCCGCTACGGGCGTCGTGTGCTGCCTGGCGTACGCGGTCAGCACCACCTGCAGCACCCCGGCCGCCGCGTCCACCCACTTCGCGGCAGACCCCGTCAGAACGCCCGAAGTCTGCAGCACCACCAGCAGCGCCAGCACCGTCGTCCCGAACGTGATCAGCGTGGCCAGCGGGAACTTGCGGAACGGGTTGATCATCCCTGCCACCTCACACCCATCTGCCCCCACGTCGCCGGGTAGACAACCCCGTCGACGTGGATGCCCCGCATGTTCTGATACCAGCGCACCCCGGCCGCTGTCTGCGGACCGTACTGGCCGTCGGCCGCGCCGCAGTGCTTCGCGCCGATGAAGCGCTGCACGAACAGCACGTCGTCGCCCGTCATGAGCGGGCTGGTGACCTTCAACTGCCGGGTGCCGGGGGCGCGAGCGCTCGGCTTCGGCGTCGGAGGCTTCGGCGCGGGCGGTTTCGGCGCCGGGCAGATGTCGAACACGGGGCTGGACGCCTGCGCGGTCAGGTCGTAGCCGGTACAGGTCGAACTGTCCGCATGCTCGCCGCCGTGCTTGCCGGACAGATGCACGTGATCGGCGTGCGGGTTGGAGCCGGTGTAATTGCGCGGCTTCCAGCCCACCGTCACCGACCAGATGACCCGGTTGTGGATGATGTACTGCAGGTCACCCGAATGCGCGAGGGCCTGGTTGACGATGGCCTGCGCGCGGGAGCCGGAGACCATCGGGTCGATGGCGTGGACCACGCCCCAGGAGTCCCGGTTGTGGTCGGAGCACTCGCCCTGGTGCGCGGCGTCGCCGATCCAGCCGACCACCACACCGTGGCCCCAGCAGTCCCACACCTTCTGGCGCCGGACGGCGAGGTTGTGCGCGAGCGACACCGTGGCGTCCATCGGCACGACGAGGCTCGGGTCGAACGCGGTGGCGGGTACGTCCGGATAGTCGGCGAACGGGTCATGGTCGGGCGCGTCCGGGCCGATGAACTGCTCGTACTGGCCGCCACCGGCGTCCGTGGTCTGGCCGGTGAAATCGGCCAGGGTGATCGGGATGTCTTCGTCAGACTGCATGGGTCTCCTCCTCGCCAGCCAGTCGGCTGTCTGCCTTACGGTACGCCCTGGCCTGCCGGTACCTGCGCAGGAACTGAAGATCGAAAATGATCCAGGAACGCCAGGCGAGCACCAACGGCATCCCCACGGCGAACGTACCGACGCGCAGCCAGACAAACCAGGGCGGGTCAGCCAGGTGCGCCAGGGTCGACATGTCGAGAACCCACGAGATTATGAGCATGTACCAGAAAACGTGCCAACCGCCGCGTGAACGCCAGAAACGGGCGGTGATGGCGAAGCCGGCGAAACCGGCGGTGGAAATGGCGGCCGAGAGGTAAAGGCCGATGGTGCCGACTAACTGGGGGGTCACTCACTGCCTCGCAATATCGCGTCAATCAACGGACCGAAGTGGTTGTCGGTGCGCAATTTTTGCAGAGAGGCGGATACGGCAGCCACACGCGGGGCGATCAGCTCCGCGTGCCGCTGCTGCTCCTGGGCGTTGTCACGCAGAGCCTCCGCGTGGCGTACTGCCTCGCGGGACTCCTCCAGGCGCTTGCGCCAGGGCCTGCGGATCACGAGGCACCTCCCCGACCTCGAGTCTCCCCCCGGTCCGTGCGCTGGTGCAGGGCCTTAAGCACCTTGTCCTGGTTCTCCGCCAGCACCATCAGCTTCCTCACCGACTCGACGAGCAGTTCGACGCTCTTAGTATTGGCGGCGACCCCGGCCTCGGCGATCTCGGCCCGTTTTTCGGCACTTTCCCGGAGAAGTTCGGCAACGCGGCTGGAGAGTACCCGGCCCCGGAGTAGGGAGTAGAAGACCGCGAGCAGCGCCGTGACCAGGACTCCGATCAGGTACCAGGGCAGGTCTTGCGCGTTCACCAAGGTCATTTCGCCCCGTTCTCCCAATGTGAGTCAGATTCATTATTCCACAATGGTCTGACATATCAGGGGACGGTTGGCAGCGCGACCATCATCAGGCTGAGCGTCGGCGGGAACACCGTGTCGGTGTTGAACGGACCGGCCGGGGTGCCCGTCCAGAACATTTTCAGCTCCAGGAAGTCGCCAGCCGCAAGCTTCCACATCGAGACAGCCGACGTCCACTGCTGGCCCGTAACCGTGCTGATCGGCCCCCACTTAGAGCCCTGCACGCCGGGCGCGGCGGTCGCACCGTTCAGGGCCACCGTGACCTGAAGGGCGCCGTTCACGCCCAACGCCGAGCCGATGTTGATGCCGCCGGCGGCGCTGGCCAACACCACGCACGGGGCCGGGGCGGTCAAGCGGGTCGGACTCGCGACGTTGAACCACGCCCCGTTGGACAGCGGACTGTTCGCCCCATTATTGAGCACCGCCGTGTCGAAGGTGATCGCCGTCAGGGCGCCCTTCACGAGGCTCTGTGCCGCCGCACGCTGAACCGCTACCGAGGCGAACCGTGAGAAGTTCGCGGCCAACGTAGCCGACTGCACCAACGCCTGATCGACATCGGAAGCCATCGACTGCACGTCGGCGGCGGAAACAACATCAGACGTCCACGGATAACGCAGCCGTAGATAAGGCGTCTTGCGCATAGTCATGTCAGCTCACCGGCCCCAGATACATCCCCCAGAACCGCGAACCAGCGAGAATCGCTTTCTGGGAAGTCCCATTGAGCGCCAGATTGCACCTGGCGCCGCCCTGATAGATGGGTGCCATGGCGAACAGATTGATCCATTCACCCGCGGTGTTCGTGTCGTCGTTACGCTGAAAGAAGTCGGTCGTCGACACCACCGTGGTTACCTGATCTGTCGTGGTGACCTCAATATTTCCCATGGTCATGTCGCCGACAACCACAGAACCCGAGACCTGGGCGACCAGAACCGTAGCCCCGAACATCCACCACGATGGCGCCTGACTGAAGGGTTGATTCCAGAATGTCGCGCCGACCGCCAGCCCACCCGTGTTGTCCCAGTCGACGGCGCCGAAGACCAGGGCCGAGCTTCCCGACAGAAATCCGCTACCGGTGACCGTCTGGCGTGCGATGAACGATGGACGACCCATGAACGCCCGGAAAGGCGCCTGCTCACTACGTAGGTTCGAGTCGATCGCCGTGGCGAGACGATAGGAATCCTGCACGTCCGAGAAGTCGGATTCCAGCGGGTACGGGTAGCCCTCGGTGGTGGTGGTTCCGCTCATGCGAAATAGTCCGATACCTTGATGGCGGATAGGGCCATGTATTTGACCGTGTATGTCGTTGCGGTGTTGGCCGCAAAGAACGACACACTGATCTGAACCGGCGTGGTCGGGTCGGTGCAGTAGGTCAGCGCCGACAGGTGCCCCGTCCCGCCGACGCCCTGATCGTTGGCCTGCGCGGCGTTGGACCGCATATCCGTTTCGAGCTGTCCGCTGATAGGGCCACCAAAGAACAGCAGGCCGATATAATTGCTAGGGGCTTCTGCTAACTGAATCTCGAAGGTGAGCAGCCAGATCCCCACCGGCAGGTAGATCGACGTGTTGTTATATCCCAGGTTGGTAGGCGTGCCGACGTTGAATTCGGTGGCGCTATACGTCAGGGGCGGGAACAGCGCCGTGTTGATGGACAGATTACTATTACTGATCCGTACGCGCGGGAACAAGGCGGCGAGCGATGTCAGCGGGTCGATCGTGGCCATCGCAGTGTCAGCCGCCTGCGCTAGCGACTGCAAAGCGGTCTGCCTCGGGAAAACGATGGACGGGTCGTAGCACATGGGATCCGTCGTAGCCGGCATCGGCAGGCTGTACGAACGGACCGAAACACTCTGATACTTGGTGGTGATCGTTCCCAGCACCGTCGACTCGTCGCGGCCGTGGATACCCACCTGCGTACCCGACGTGTAGTCGGTGAACGCCGCATCAGTGCTGGTGGCCATCCAGCCGCCCGGCTCCGCACCGCTCGCCCACAGCTTCAGCGACATCACGTTTGTCTGGAGCGGCCGGCTCCAGTAGATCGAATAGCGCAGGTTATAGAAGGTGTTCGCCACGTACGTCAGCCCGGTCGCCACGGTGGCAATGGTCGTCAGGCCGCCTCCGACGACCTTGGAGAAGCGCAGCGAGACGGCGCCGCCGGCGGCAACCATCATCGAGCCCACGTAGTAGTTGGACGCGTTGGACAGCTTCGCGGCGAATCCAGCGGTGGCCAGGTTGGTAGCCGGGATCGCGCCTAACGCCACCTGTCCGACGATGTCGACGTTCGACGACTGCAGGTCGACGAACCCGAACTTCTCCCCGGCCGAGGCGATGGCGATCTGCGCCGTGGAGGGCGCCACACTGAACTGCGTGGCAGCGCCGTTGAGCGTGTACGCCTGTCCCGAGGTGGCCGACCCAAGGCCGTTGGAGACAGTGCGGTTGAACGTGTCGCTGTATCCGGTGGTCACCATGCCATAACCTCCTCCCGCATTTCAGCTAGACGATAAATACCGCGACGTTGAACGCCAGGGTGCGCGCATCCGGTGACGTGCCGGTCGTGTTCGTCAAGATGATCTCGTACTGAGAATTGCTGGTATTCACCCACTGGCCATACCAGTGACGCGCGTTCGCGTTAGCGCTCTGCAGGTTGGTGAAGCCCATCAGGTTCGCTCCCGCCGGGAACGCGACCGGATAGCTCTGCGGTCCGCTGGTCTGCAGCCCCGAGCCACCCGCCACCACATCTATGTTGACGGGAAAGAACTGCGCTGGGACGGGGTTCGGGCGCCCCAGGATGACCCACGCCGCGTCTTGGCGAAACACGCTGACCGTGTCACCCACGTTGGGCATCAGTGTCCCCAGGCAGGCGAACGGGCCCACCTGAGCGCCGTTGATGTTCAGCGTGATACCCGCAGAGGACACGGCCGACACGACGCCGGCACGCAGCCCGTTGCCGATCCCGGCGGCCTTCTGCGTCTGGTGCGCAAGCTTGGTCGTGGCCATCAGGAGGCCACTGGGGCGTACGCGCGCAAACTCAACGACATGTCCCCAGTCTCGCGCAGGGGCAGCGTGAACCCGACAACCACCTGCGTGCTGGAGGCGTCCTCGGCATTCATCGCGATGAGGTCGCCCAACTCCAGTGATGGATCCGGGACGATCGATACAGGGTCCCAGGTCTGCGTGATGGCGGTCGCCGCCTTCAGGTTGCTCTGGGCGGCCGACAGGCATTGTGCCTGCGTCAGCGCCGCCTGGTTTTGGATCAAGAGCGGCTTCTTGCCGAAGTTGCCCAGGTAGAAGGTGGGACTGCTCACGGTGGAGTCCCGGACGGTGGCGTAGACCGGCGCCGTGCCGTCCTGACGTTCCGAGGCGAACACCACCGAGTTGTAGACGCCAGTCCGCGACACGGTGATCGTCCAGTCCGCGATGGTGTTGCTCACCCCCGGCGCCGCGTTGGTGCCGTCCGACAGGGTGATCTGCGCGGCCCGGCCCGGGCTCGTCCAGGGCGTCAGTTTCTGCACCATCGAACCGTCGGCCAGCGGATACCACAGCATGGCCACCGTCGCCGACATGTCGTCCAGGGCCTGCGCCCGGTCGGACTGCCACACCAGCGGCGGAATCAGCACGCCGGTCAGGTCGGAGGATCCGAAGACCACGTCGGGCAGGGCGTCACGCACGAGGCGCCGGAACTCCGTGCTGATCGTGTTCGTCGGCACCGACGACTGCGGCGTCTCGAACTGCGCGTCGACGACGTCCGCGGCAAGGTCGTTGGCGCCGAGGCTGACCGTGCCGTTGCGGCCCATCTGGACCTGTTCAATCCGGCCGTAGAAAACCGGGAAGGATGCTCGAGAGCCATCCCCGTAGAGGATTCCCCGGGAGGCACGCAGTCGATTCCCGAACGGGGTCAGCAGGCCGCCTGTGTCGATCGCTCCGTTGGCCAGCAGCGGAAACCATGACCGGTCCACCGACAGGGTGAGAACGCGCGCCACACGGCTGTTCAGGGTGGCGCGCACGCTGCCGTCGACGAACGGCAGGTTGGACAGCAGGACGTCGCCTTGCCGGTCGAGCACGTCGATCTGGTTGAAGACCACATGCGGGCGCGTCAGAGCATCCCGGTACTGCGCGTCGAGGCCCCCGGCCCACACCATCAGCCCGCCAGCCCGTCCAGAACCTGAGTCCAGGTCAGCCCGGCGCCGTTGACGGCCGCCCATGTCGCGTACCGGTTGCACGTGTCCTGCCAGCGCGCCCCCACGGCGCCCTGCATGGGGCCGCCCGGGGAGCTGACAGCCGCGTGCGGCAGCGAGAACACGCGCAGGGGGATGCGATGGTCGGGCAGCACCCGGCCCTTCGCCACAGTCCCCACGGACAGGTACCGGTCGGGCAGGCCGAACTCGTCGGGCGCCTGGAAGAGCAGCGGCGAGCCCGGCGCTAGCAGCACGTCGAGCCGGTCACGGTCCGCGAAGGTGCGCGACACCAGCGTCAGGGTGGAGGTGACCGAACTGCGAACCTTCGACACGACGACCGGGTTCGGCTGGTTGTTGACGTTGAACGTCGCCGCGTTGGCCGCCTGGTCCTCGGTGTCCAGCGACTGCCAGAACACCCCCTCGGCGGGGATACACAGCGGATTCGGGTCGAACGTGAAGTCGACTCGCACGTTGTTGCCGGGCCGCAGCGGGTCCTTGAACTGGCACGCCCCCAGCGACGGCAGCAGCACGCCGCCCGAGGTCGCCGAGCCGGCCGCGTTCATCACGACGACCGAGGACGCACTGACGACGGTCGTGGCGGCCGGGGTACCGCTCATCGTGATGAACGCCTGCACGGACACCGTGTTCGCTGGCGCGGTCGCAGTGGCCGTCACGACGGTGGCCGCGAGGACCGTGGCCGAGCTGCTGGTGCTGGACAGGATCGCCCCCGACGAGTCCCGGAAGCTGACCCCCACCGTGACGCCCTGCGAGACGTTCGCCGACAGGCTGGCCGTCGCCGTGAACGAGGCGCCCGGGGTAGCCGCGATGTCCTCCGCCCGGATCGCCGGGTTGGCGGTCGCCCCCGCCGTGAAGAACGACAGGAAATCGGCGCCGGACCGCGAGGAGGTCGCCCGGATCGTGATCGCCGGGTCGGTCGGATACCACGGGTCGGTGAAGTTGCTGGAAAACGTCGGATTGGCGTTCAGGGTCACCGACGGTGCGGTTGCGGTGTAGTAGACCGAGGCGTCGAGTGGTGCCTCGGTGTCGTACAGGACCGCCTTGTACCCGGCCTGCATAGGCGCGTACGCCAGGCTGCCGATGGTGGCCGGGATTCCATGGTTGCGGACCGCCGTGGCCGCCCCCGTGCTCGGGTCGACGCGACTCACGTAGGCGTACGGGGCGTCAACGTCGGAGAAGTCCAGGTCGAGGCGGACCTGAGACTTCGTCACGTCGGCGGTCGCGGTGATCGTCGACACCTGTCACCTCGTCCCGTAGGCAAGCTCGCTGGCCTGGTCGTTCATCTTCTTGTCGATCCGCACGTCGAGGATATCGGTGATCTCCCGGGTGCCCAGGTACACCTTCACCAGCGTGGTGCCGACGTTGCCCATCTTGGAGCCCAGGATGTCCAGCAGGCCCGTGCTCTTGGCGACCGCAGCCGCCTTGGCAGGGTCTCCCATCGGGACCACCGCCTCCGGTCCGGCCTCGCCGACCACGGCCAGGGTGGGCTTGTTGACCAGGCCGCCGGACGCCAGCAGCGGCAGGTGCGGCAGGCCGATGTGCAGGAAGCCGCCCACCTTGTCGATGCCCGAGTTGAAGCCGCTGATGACGGAGTCGATACCGGCGCGCAGGCCGCCCAGAATGTCGCCTCCGACATTGCGCATGAAGCCGGAGATCCGGCCCGGCAGCGACCGCACGAACCCGACTACAGCATCGGCCCCCTCGCTGACCTCACGTTTGGCCCACGTCCAGGCGCTGCGGAAGGCTCCGCCGATGATGCCGGGGAGCCTTCCCATGAAGGAGGCGATCTTGCCGGGCAGTTGGGTGAAGGTGAAGACCACAGCCGACACCCCGGCATCGAGAGTGGCCCTGCCCAGCGAGAAGGCCAAGTTCCACAAGTCCACGAACAGATGCCCGACGCCCTTGATGGCATCCCAGATCAGGCCCGGGGCCTTGATGAAGATGGCGAGTAGCAAGCCGACTCCGACACCGATGGCTTCCCCGGCGGCGTGCAGCGCGCCCAGGAAGAGCTGGCCGAGAAGGCCCGGCAGGGCGGACAGCGCGGACCAGATCCGGCCGGGGATGCTGGCGAAGAAGCCGGGCAGGGTGACGGTAAACCAGGTGGCTATGTCCTTGCCTACCGAGACGATCCAATGCCAGATGCCGATGAAGAAGTCGGAGATGGCACTCCACGCCGACTTGAGCGCATCGGTGACAACACCCCAGTTCTTGTAGATCAGGTACGCCCCGGCGGCGATGGCAGCGATGGCCAGCACGATCCAGGTGACCGGGTCCAGCGCATCCACGATCGCCTCATAGATGGCGACTGCCATCAGGGCCGCCTTGTAGACCCCCCACGCGGCGGCGGCGGCCAGGAGTAGGTGTGGGTGCTGGGCGAGCACGTTGGCGATACTCACGATCAACGGGGTGATCTTGACCAGGGCATCGGCGAGGCCGCCGGCGAGAACTCCCGCCAACGTGCCGATCACCGGGAGAAGCGGCGTCAGCACCTGCTGCATGGTGCTCAGGGCGGTATTCAGCAGCCGGAATATCTGCGCCAATGCCTCCTTGCCCTGCGCGGTCCGAAAGAAGGCCGCGAGCTGGCCGATCAGCGTGCTCAGGAATCCGAGAGCCTGCGCGCCGTCCGCCTGTAGCGCTGAGATCAGCGACGACACAAGATCAAAAACGTTGTGGAGAAGGCCGCCGAACTGCCGCAACACCACCAGGGCGTCATCGAAGAACTGCGCCAGCACGCCCGAGTTCGCGGCCTCGGAGATGAACTGCGAGAAGTTGCCCAGCAGACGCGCGAACCCTCCGGCCAGGGTGGCGAACAGCGGCCCGGCCACGGCGCCGATCGTGAGCAGCGCCGACACGAACTGCCCGAGCGCCGGGATGAACGGCTTGATCGCCTCGTGCGCCGCGATGAAGATCGACGCCAGATCCTGCTTCCCGTTGCCGAAGGCGGTCAGCAGATTCCGGCCCATCTGCCCCAGGTCGGCGGAGAGCTGACGCAGCCCGGCCCGCAGCGTCGGCAGCAGCGTGTGTGCGACCCGGGTCAGCACGCCCTGGAGCTGCACGAAAAAGGTCTGCTGCACATCCTGCTGCAACTGGTGGAACGCCGGATGCAGGATGCGGATCTCGTTGACGAAGGACCGCGCCGCCGGGGCCAGCTTCTTCATCGCCTCGTTGAACTGCGCCGCCTTCTTCGGGTCGAAGGCGTCCTTCAGTGCGGCGCCGACACCGTTGGTGGCCATCTTCAGCACGGCCAGCGAACCGACCATCGTGAAGACCGCAGCGGGGATGGTGGCCGACAGCGCGAGCGCGGCCGGGGCGAGCGCTGCTGCCGCCTCAATGCCCAAGGCGATCAGGACGGGCATGAACCCGGCGGCTATGCCGCTCATGGCGGCCGACAGCCCCTTGCCGAAGCTGCGTCCGCCCTTCTTGCCCTCCTTCTCCATGTCATTTTCGATCTTGGAGTCGACGCCCTTGGCGAGGTTGTCGGCCGCCGACTCGCCCGCCTTCTCCGCCGACTTGTCCAGCTCCTCGAACTTCAGACCCTTGGTCTGCTCGTCGAGCGCCTTCTTGATCTCCTGACGCAGGCCGGGCGTGAACTTCGACAGGTCGGCGAACACCTGCACCAACGCCCGCCCGACCACACCTGCCATGAGTCAGGATCCTACGGGTATAGGTGGGGTGGCCTGCCCCATCAGGGCCGCAAACGCCGACTCGGCCGCACGCTGGTCATACATGTCCTCCGGCTTCACACCCTCCACCCCGATCGGGGGCAGCCGCAGGTCGATGTCGAACTTGTTGCGCTCCTTGTCGTCCATCGTGCGTACACAGATCACGTAGATGGCGTTCAGGGCTGCCCCCAGGCTCACCCGGTCCAGGTCCACCCCGAGCCGGGTCAGCTCCCCGCCGATGATGTGCCACGACGCCCCGGACGAGCGGATCAGCCGGTCCGCCTCCCACCACGGCCGCCCGGCCGCCGCCGTCAGTAGCTCCCGCGAGCGGGTGGCGATCAGCTCAGCCGTGACCTCGCCGTCCAGCAGCAGGTCGGCGATGCGCTCCTCGGCGTCGCCGTCCATCAGCCCGGGGATCAGCGGTAGCGGCGTCTCCTCGTCGAGGATCGCAAGGAACCATTCGGCCGCTGGCCGGGGCGGGACCACGAAGGTCTCCCCGGCCAGCTCAACTTCAAGCGCCCAGATCTTCAGGGCGGCGAGGGCGTCAGCCGCCATTGCAACCCGGACAGGTGTGCTCCGGGGCTGACGGATGGATCGGCCCGCCCGGCATGTATCTGCGCCGCACGATGGCGTCGCGCTGCGCGGCCTGATAGCCCTGCCGGAATGCGATCTTGCGCAGGTGATCGTGGCGCCAGAAGTGGAACGGCAGCCACACCGCAAGCGCCACGTAGGCGACCAACTGGATCGGCCAGGGCACGTACCGGGCCAGGTACTCCGTCCACGGGATGGTGCCCGCCGGGTGCAGCAGGCCCGCCACGCACTCCATGACGATCGCAGCCAGGGTGACCCCCAGGAACACGACCGTCCAGACGATCCGCGCCCGCTTGAGGCCGCTCACCTGGTCACCTTCGGGTCGAGCCGGGCACAGGCACCCTCTGGCAGGTCCGCCCCGTCTGTGTGGTCCACGGACGCCGACATGCCGCCGTCCACCAGGACCAGGCCGCCAAGTGGCCAGGTCGCCGGAGGCCCCTCCTGGCCGACCGGGACCGCCACTGCGGCCAGGTCGTAATCGAGCAGCAGCGCCCCGCACCAGGCGCACCGCTGTCGAAGGAACCGGTCGCCGATCTGGATGCGGTCACCAGCGATGTGAATCACGCCGGTCATTGGCGTTCCGCCCAGTCGGCGATGCGGACGGCCAGCGACTGATCGGGCGCTCCGGCGTCCCGTTCGGCGATCAACTGCCGCGTATAACACGCCGCATCCAGTAATTCCTCATACAGGTCCCGCAGGGCGTCCCGGCCGTTGAACGGCTGCAACGCCGTGCCGTACCGCTGGATACCGACCCGCAGGCGCACCGTCAGGTCGTCGATGACCATGCCCTGCACCGACGGGGAGCCGTTCGGGACCGGCCTGGGCTGTTCGGTCGGGGCGGTCACCTGCGCCGCCGGACCGGCGCTGCCGCCTTCTTCGCCGGGGACACCCCGTTGAACTTCTCGCCCGCCGCGCGGATCGACCCGAAGACCTCCTCGGCCGTGACCTCGCCTTCGATCATCGCGTCTTCGAGCCAGTCCTTGTCATCGTCCTTGACGACCATGCCGTCCACGATCTTGCCGAGGGTGCCGAGGTTGCGGACCAGGCGGTCCCGCATCTCGTCCGACAACTCGTCAGCGTTTTCGATCTTGGGGAGGCCCCTGGAGACCCGGGCCAGCACGACCATCGCGCCGTCGGTCGGCTTACGCATCTCCACCTGACGGCCGCCCAGATCCACCAGCACCGTCAGTTCGGTCATGCGCTGAACCCCTTGCCCGGACCCCAGCCACGGAGCACAGCCGCCAGGCGCCGGTACTCGGGCAGAGCGTGGTGCTCCTTGGAGAAGTTCTCCCCGGCCGCCCACAGGTCGGCATCGCCCGCGCCCGGGACCGGCGCGGGCGGGCCGGGCGGCGTCGGAACCGGCGCGGGCTGGCTCTTCGGCATCCAGAAGTACACGTCGCCCTGCTGCTGGCGCAGCATCCACCAGTCATCCACGGTCAGGTAGCACCGGCCATGGTCGCCGAAGTTCGGGCCCCACGAGTTGGGCATCCCGACCAGCATCTTGCCGGTGCCGTTGCGGGGGTCGTCGGCCGCCACGATCTCGTCAACGCAGAGGGCATGCCCGCCGGCCAGACCCGACTTGACGTCCACGGTCAGCAGGCCGGACGAAGGTGCGCCGAACATGCTGTTGTACCACGGGATACCGGTCTGGCCGGGCCGGTCCTGCAACGTCTCCAGGGAGCTGTCCAGGTCGCCGGCCATCTGATAGCCGGTGATGATGCCCGCCTCCTGCGCCACCTTGGCGCTGGTCAGCGTGTCCGATCCGGTGTCGTCGCCACCAGTTGGCGGATACGTGAACGTGCCCGGATAGCTGTCCTCACGGGTGTTACGGGCGTACCACGCGTACGCACCGGGCTGGTCCGGGCTGAACGCCCAGCTTGGCGCCCCGGGGGCGTAGAACGGCTCGTGATACGAGCACGACAGGGCCGACTCGCCGGTACAGGAGCCCACCTGACCCTGGTCCAGGATGCCGACGGCATCTTGGTGCCGGACCGGCTTGATCGGCGCCAGGATGGGCTGTAGGGCGTAGTTCCAGCTCCGACTGTCGAGCAGGCCATTGCAGCCGAGCAGCGGATGGAACGGCCGCACATCCTTGACGATCGTGTAAACCTCGGGCATTACTCCTCCTCCTACATGTTCCCGCCACCGAGGGCGTCAGCGGCGGCGGGGCTCTGCATCTTGTAGCCCTCGCTCGCCGCGACCTCACGGAGGGCGTCACGCAGCCACGGCTTCCCGTGTCTGGCTGGCTGATGGACCCACTTGCGGACCATCGGGCGGCCGTGCCAGATGAAGGCAAGGGCCTGCTTGGTGTTGGGGCGGATGACCAGCGCACGGCGCCCCTCGTGTACAGCCAGAGCATACTTGACGTTGGTGAAGACGTCGCCGGTGATGGCGTTGCTGCTGCTCTTGATCCTGAACTGGTGGCTTGCGCGCAGGTTTCCGGTGTCGACGGGTGTCAGCACCCGGGCGCGGTTCAAGACCTTGATCGTCGTCTTGACGACCTCGCGGCCGACGTCGTCCTGCAGGATCGCCTTGATGACGCCCTGATAGAGATCAACCTTGACCGACGTCACCCCGGACATCTACGGCCTCCTCCGTCACGTCGCGAATATAGCCAGTCTCGACGTGCCGCGTCGCCCAGCCCAGGTCGTCGGCGTCCTGCGTAAACCGGTCGCCGACGTCCAGGTTGCTGAAGCTCACCAGCACCTCGAACGTGCGTTTTCCTACCCTGCGGGTCGTACCGGCCATGACGCCTCCTTAGCAGTCCGCGCACGGTGCGGGCACGGAAACGGTCACCAGCATTTTGCCACCGGTGCAGCCGCCCTCCACGGGCAGCGGCGACCACTCGCCGACCGCCCGGCGCTGCGTCGGCCGCCAGCAGCACGCCGCCGAGCGACGCATCAGCGTCTGATGCTGCATCTGCGTCGCGGCGGCGGTAGCCCAGTCGGTGGTGTTGGGCGGATCGCGGTTCTCGAACGAATCGTCGGAGTCCGACCAGGGCATGCAGAACGCCACGCCCATCTCCAGCACCACGGCGTACGCCAGCGGCCCGCACGGCAACCACGAGTTGTCCGGTGCCGGGAAGCTGTCCCACGACGGGTAGATGTTCGCGATGCGAATCCAGGCCAGCCCGGCGCAGCACTCGTCGATGTTCTCGCCGATCAGCGGCCCGGTCTCCTGCCCAACCCGTAACTGGATGTACTTGGGCGGACTCGGCAGGGTCGAAAGCTGATCGGTGAAGCAGGTCAGCAGCTCCTGCGCGACCGGCGAGCCGATCGGGTCGACAGGTCCCAGGGTCGGCACGTTCAGGGTGACCGTCATCCCACCGGTGGCGGTGAAGTGCGCGGCCAGATCCACGGTGTCCGGTCCGAGCGTTGCCGACATGCCACCGGTAGCCGTCAGGGCTGCCGAGAGGTCGGCCTCGCGGGTCAGGGCAGCGCCCAGGCCGCCCGTCGCGGTGAGGGCCGCCGACAGCGGCGCCTCGCGTAGCAGCGTGACGCTCAGGCTGCCGGCGCCGGTGAGGTTGGCGGCCAGGTCCACGACCACGGCGGTCTGCGCCAGGATCTCGACCCCGGAGATCGTCCACACCAGCGACCCTGCTGGCACCGACAGGCCGATGGTGGTGGCGCCGGCGGTGGGCTCCGGCGTGTAGCCGAAGTATTGGACGCTGTTCGACCCCACATGCCCGTCGAACAGGCCATCTTCGACGGTGGTCACCGGAGTGTAGGTGCGCCCGGCCGGGTCCCGGGAGTTTATCTCGCCCATGCCCCACGAGATCACCGAGTTGGGGGCGGTCGTAGTGAACGGGGCGGACATCGTGGCCGCGCTGCCCGTGATCGAGGTGAACACGGCCGGGGTCGCGGCCAGCATCGCGCTGGCCCAGCGTTCCACGACCATCGAATGCCGGGTCGAGGTCGTCGGCATTGCTGCAGAGATCGAAAACGACGCGGGAGATCCAGCCACGGTGCAGACATAGGTGGCCGACCAGCACTTGAATCCGCCCGGCGCGGCGACCTGCGCAAGCTGGTAGGTCTGCCCGCCGCCGGACGGCGCCGCCATCGGGGAATTGGTGTCCCACGTTGTCAGCTTGACGACGACCACTTCGCCGTTGGCCGGGGTGAAGGCGGGCGTCGTCAGCGTCGAGGTGTCGGTGCCCGGCGAATAGACCTCGTAGTGGGTGATCAGGCTCGGATTGGCCATGACCGCCTCACTGCATCGTCAGGGTGAGCGCCCCCGCGAGGATCCGAAGGGTGTCGCCCAGGTTGGTGCTCTTCGGCGCGACGGCCGCACCCCACCAGTAGCGGAACGGAGTGCCGTTGCTGTCCCAGATTTCGACGCCCACGATCGTCGCGGCAGGCATGTTGGCGAACACGATATCGGCGGTGTTCGCCGTCGAGGTGGTGCCGGAGGCCGCCGGGAAGGTGACCGTCTGCGCCGCGTACGTCGACCCGCCGCCGTTGACGACCTCAGTGCCAGGGGTGGCATCGGAGCCGTTGGCCGTCATCAGCCGCACCGACAGCGGCAGCGTGGGGGCGGTGGTGCTGTTGCCGGTAAGCCAGTTGAGAACGCGGGCTTCCGCTCCGTCGGTCAGGTTGTCGGACATCTGTTACCTCACGGCCAGGTGGTGATGCGGTTGGGGGACACGTCGAGGGAGAACACCTTCGGCGACTGCACGAGGCGCCCCGGGTTGAACTGCACGACGACCTGATCGACCTCGTTGAGCCCGGTCAGCCCACGATCAAGATACGTGTTCACCCCGGGGAACTGGATGGAGACTCCCGAACGGGACAGCGACTGCATCCGCTGTGGCAGGCGGCAGGGCTGGCCCTTGATCGCCTTGCCGATCTCGCAGGCGAGGATCGACGCGGCGTCCAGCGCCTCATCGGGGACCGCGCGGCCGAACACGCCGGTCACGGTCCAGGTGTCCTTGACGCCCGGGTTCTTGTCGAGGTCCTGGCATTGCGGCCAGCAGGCGCCGTCGGTGCGCACCAGGATGTACCCGTTGTCGACGCGGTAGGCGGTCGGGTCGACGGTGGCCCCATCGACGATCACGGAGGTGATCGAGACGGTCTTGGGCAGCTCCACTTCGCAGGTGGCGCCGCAGCAGTTGATGCCCGCGCATCCGGCGTTGTGCCACACGCCGTTCTGGATGTAGAGCGGGTAATACGTGTTTCCCTCGTCGGTGCCCCACGGGTTGATCAGGTTCACCGGGTACACCTGGTACAGCGGCGGCAGCAGGGGGGCGTTGCAGGGCCTGAGCGTGAGCGTGACGGTTCCGAACTGCCGACCGGTCAGTGAGTACACCGTGAACGCCGCGAGCCGCAGGGCGAGCGCCTGCTGACTCGGGTTCAGGGATGTCCAGGTGTCCGAGCAGGACGGGAAGTTGACGACGGTCCACCCGTCCGGAACCGCGCTGACCATCAGCTGCCAACCGTCTCGTCGGTGCCGTCCCAGCGGAACTCGGCCACCGGGGCGTGCCGGGCGCAGGACACGCAGTACGTCGCGCCGTAGAAGCCGGGCTCCCGGGCGTAGGTCTCGGCCAGGGCCCGGCCCATAGTCGTCACCGATCCGCAGGAGATGTGCCGGTAGGACCGGCGTAGCGGGCGCACGAACCCCTTGCCGCGCTCCTCGTCCGACAGGACCAGGTACGCCGCAGCCTGCGGGACACGCACGCCTTCAGGGTCGGCGCCGTGCGTCAGGTCGGAGTCCGACGGGTCGTCGGTGAGCCTGGCCATCTCAGTGACGCCCCACGATCGACATCGAGAAGGTGACGGATGTCGGTGCGCCGCCGATCGTCCAGCGCAGCCGCGCCGACTGGGTGAACACGGCGTGCTGGGTGAGCTGGTTCGGAGCGCCAAACGTCGAGAAGCCGGGGCCGATATCGATGCCCCAGTTGGTGGCCACACCGACCGAACCGGACGACCAGACCTGCGACCAATCGCCGTTGGCGGTCTGCCGGTCCAGGAAGAAGGTGATGCTCGGCGAGGTTCCGCCCGCGAAGCTGACCACGTTCATGTCCAGGGCAAGATTGTCCTGCTCCGAGGTGTCGAACACGCGCGGGCTGGTCGAGGCGTCGTAGGCGGCCTGCGGCATGGCCAGCAGGGTCCTTGAGCCGTACACGGGGCTAGTCACGAGCCGATCCCTTTCCTTAGGAGGGGGGCGGGGACCGGGAGTTTAGGCCGCCCGGTCCCCGCGCTCTCGACCCCCCGGTCAGCTCGCGCAGCCGCACGAGGCGGCAGGCGGTGCCAGGTAAGTCCACTGGAGGTGCCGGTGCGTGTCGTTCGGCAGAGCGACAAGCAGGTTCTCGGCGGCGCCGGTCGTCATGTTAGCCAGCACGGTCTTCGGACCAGCGCCCCAGTTGGTGCCCTGCTTGGTGCGGCCCGTCACCGTGAACGAGACGGCACCGTTTTCGATCTTGAGATCCCCGACGGTGCCCTCCACCACGTTCGGCATCAGGAAATACCCGTACGGCACCAGCGAGAAGGTGCCGATCGTGACGCACTGCCCGGCAGCGATGTTCGTCCACACTTCGAGACCGAACTGCCCCGTCGCATAGTTGCCGGTGCGGGTCTGGAAACCCACGGCCGCCGGCGACGCGGCGTCGTTGAGGACCAGCGTCGAGCCGGTCACCAGGTTGAACAACTCGGGGTCGACGTTGCAGAAGGTGATCGTCACGTCGATCCACTTCAATTGCTTCGGCGACTTCTCGTTGACGCTCATCACGCCAGCCGCGTTCAGGACGATGATCTCCTGACCCGACTCGACCTGATCCTGCATCTCCACCGAGACGAAGCCGGTCGAGACGGCCGACACGCAAGAACCCGTCTTCGGGGTACCGCACGAGTTGACCGACTGGACCCGCATGGTCGTGCCCTGGATGGGTGCCTGACATACGGCCGTCATCTACTAACTCCCTGCCTTGCCGGGCCGGGCCTTGCGGGCCGGCGAGTTGTTCGGGTCGAGGAAGGGCTCCTCGGGGGCCGGCCAGCGGCCGGCGCGGTCGGCGTCGAACGCCTCCTGCACATCCCCTGGCACCTGGAAGGACAGGGCAGCGTTGTGCTCGCCACGCTGCGCCACAATGGTCCGGACGTCGTAGCCTTTCTCGTCGGCCAACTGCAGCAGGCGCCCCGCCACCTCGTGGTGCGGCTCATGCAGATTAACGATCACGATTCCAGTCATGGCATCACCTTTTCTCACCACTGCACCGTCGTGCCCGGGGTGGTGCTGCTGTTCGCCGTCATGGCCTGCAGAGCGATCAGGACGAAGAACGCCACACAGTCCACGGTGATCGCGTACGCCTGCTGGCCGATGGCCTGCCAGGCGTTGCCGGACCGGTCGAACGACTTCTCCGGTGGGTTGACCCACACCTTGTCGTCGCGCCACACGGTCACAGCGCCGGTGCCCACCATGTAGGCGGTACCGGCGGCCGGGGCTGAAGCGTCGTTGTTCGGCTTGTTGCCGGAGTAGCCACGCCCGAAGCTCCACGTGTTGCCCATCGGCGTGTACTGCACGCCGGTCGGCCCCTTCGGAAGCTGCAGCGGGGTAGGCGACAGCATCCGCTCGGCCGCGAACGGCGACACCACCGGCCTGGCGTGGATGATGCCCGGATAGCTGTACTGCGACAGCGCATCTTCGAGCAGGCCGAGGCCGTATTCGATGGTGACCGGCGTCCCCGGCGTCGGGGTGAGATCGAGGATGCCGGTGCCGCCGTTCAGCTCCGGCCGCTGAAGCGCGGGCTGCACGTCGGCGTTGCCACCCCAGAACGCCTGCTCGGTGATGTACTGCGAATTGTCGTTCAGCCGGATACGGACGCGCCGCTCAACCTCTGCGGCGTCGTACGGGAACGCCCCTGCCTTCAGCCCGGCGACGACCTGGAACGGCAGGCCGATGGCCGTGCCGTCGCACCCGTCGAGGGTGGTCCCGGCCACGATGGTCGGGTTGGAGCAGGAGGCCGCCGCGAGCAGGTGCGCGCTACCGCAGTGCTCTTCCAGGTACTGCACGCCGCCCACGTCGCCGTGGTCGGGCATGGGGAAAGGCCCGTTGGCGGTGGTGAACAGGCCGTACCGGATCGTGCCGACGTTGGGCTGCGGGACGAAGACCGGCCCGGTCATCGGCGTCAAGGTGGCCATCAGTCGCTCACGGCCAGCAGGAAGATCGTTGCCGGTGCGCCCGCCGAGACGTAGCCGTACACCTGGTCACTCTTGAACATTCCACGCCTCCTTTCCCGTCGGAAGCCGTCCGGCCAGTGCGGGAAACTGGCCGGACGGTCGCGTTGGTTACGGGTTGGTCGGCCAGATGGCGGAGCCGGTCGACTGCGCGTTGAGCGCGTAGGACGGCTGGCCCAGCGGGATGAGGCCACCGGACAGGTTGCCGACGGTGTAGACCCGGCTGTCGAAGCAGGTCTTCGCCGCGAGGATGCCCTGCTCGGTGAAGAGCTGGGTGGTCTTGTTCTGCGCCAGCAGCGTCGAGTCGTACACGGTGTCCAGGGTGATGATGTCCGCGTTGCCGCGAACCCACGTACCGGCCGCGTACACCAGGAACTGGATCGTGTGAGGCCAGTCCTGGACGAAGTTGTTCGACGTCGGGTCGGTACCGAACTGCTGCCACTGCGACGGAGCGCCGGACGGGTAGGCCGCCCAGTAGAAAGAGTCCTGCCAGTCGTAAACCCACTGGACGCGGGCACCGCGCACGGCGAGCCAGTCGTTCATCTTCTGCATGGTGGTGGCGAACTGGTCGCCGGACGCTTCGCCGTCGAGGAACTGCCGACGGGAGACATCCGCGCGGATGAGGGACTGCACCCAGTAGGGCAGGACAACTTCCAGGGTGGAGGCGAGCTGCATCCGCTGGCGGTACTTGTAGTCCACGATCGCCATGTCCAGGGCGCTGAGCAGCGTGGAGACGACCGAATGGTCGGTGGTCCAGGTGGTGCCCGCGCCGGGGGTGTGGCTGGCCACGCCGGATGGCAGGCTGAGTGCGGTCGAACCGCCCACCAGGGCGTTGATCATGAACTGGTTGATCTTGTGCGTGTGCGCGACCATCGCACCCCGCACGAACCGGGCGATCAGCTCCGGGTAGCCGCGCAACTGGAGCAGGTCCGCCTGAATCGCCAGACCGTCCGCCTCCAGGCGGGTGTCGGTGAACGACGGGCACGGAACCGGCATCGTCGGCTTCGTGACACCCGAGACGATCTGCGCTTCGGTGTAGTGGAAGTACCCGGCACCCGAGTAGATCGACGAGAAGTCCGGGCCGGTCGTGTACTTGATGCCGCCCCGCGAGACGTTGATCTCCGGGATGTCGAGCAGGCCGTCGGACGACTCCAGCTCGCACAGGTCGTAGATGACCTCGGACGGGGCACACCAACCGGCGCCCGCCGCCGTCAGCGACATGGCGGGGTTGTTGCTCGCCTCGATCTTCTTGCGGGCCAGGTTGACCGACGCCAGCAGCGACCCGCCCGCCAGCCGCTTCTCAGAGGCCGCGTAGTCGATGACCGCCGTCGCGTCGTCCGCGAGGCCACCCGACGCGGTCAGCTCCGCCGGGTAGTCCAGCTTGAACTGAGCGATCGGGTCACGCCGCGAGCCGCCCGCGCCGCCGAACGCCGAGTAGCGCAGGAACGCCTTCTCGACGGCCTTGCCGACCTTCTCCCAGTCCATCTCGGAACCGGCCGGATAGTCGGAGGAGTTGGCCCCGGCGAGGATGACGGCAGGCGTGCGCACCGCCGACTCGGCCGACTCGGCCGGGACGGCGGGGGTGGTCCGGGAGGCGACAGCGGCAACCCCCGGGGCGGTGGTCTTGCTGGCCGCCGCCGTGGTCACTGCGGGAGTCTCCGGGGCTGCGGTCCCCTCGGCGCCCGCGCCGGTGTCGGCGCCTGCGTCGCTGGTGTCTTCATCCTCGCCGAGGCTGTCAGTGAGGGCGGCGAAGGCGCCGGCGGCACCGCTGCGCCGGGTGCGCTCCGCGTCGACACCCTGGACGATGGTGGTCAGCTCGCGCATCGTCGCGATGTCTTCGCCCGACACGTCGGAGACGTCCATCTCCGCGTACGTGGCTGCGGCATCACGGGCCTGCGAGCGAATCGAAGTCAGGTCTTCCGTCGACATCCCGGCGAAGGCGTAGGAGCCGTCATCGTTCGTCGGGACCTGGAAGGGCAGGTTTGGCACTGCAGGCTCTCTTCACTTCGAGCGCTCGGCCGGACCGTGGCAGCACCGATACACCTGGCGAGATCATAGCGGTAGTCTGCGGGTTCACGGAGGAGGAGGCCGTATGGAGTTGAACGACGCCCATTTCACGCCCGGGGCGGTGGAGGAGTCGGTCCGGCTGGCGGATGCCGCCAACGCCAAGATCGAACTCGATCGGGCACTTAACCCGCGCGCCGGGGAGAAGGTCTGCATCGGCACGCCACACCTGAACGACGCCGGATGGAACTACGTCGAGTCGCTATGGCGGATGGGCGCCTACGACAAGGCCAACGGTGACCACCTGCTGCACAACTCGGGCCTGATGAACAACGGGTCGTTCGCCCCGGTGTGGGGCCGGTCGATGGAGCTGTCCCACGCCCGCAACACGTCCGCCGCCGCATTCCTGGCCAGCGAATCGGACTGGCTGCTCTGGATCGATACCGACATCGGCTTCGAGCCGGACGCCCTGGAGAAGCTGCTGGCCGTGGCCGACCCGCAGACCGCGCCGATCGTCGGCGGGCTGTGCTTCATCGAGGGCGACTACTCGCACGACTTCCGGGGGGGCCTGCGCTCCAGCCTGGCCCCGACCCTGTACGACTGGGCGTGGGTCGAGCCGAAGTCGGGGATGCCCGGCGCGTACAAGATGGTGACCCGCCAGGATTGGACCGGCGGGGTTGCGCGGGTCGGGGCGACCGGCTGCGGGTTCCTGCTCACCCACCGGTCGGTGTACGAGAAGATCGGCGCGTGGCTGCGGGAGCAGGGCGCCCCGCCGAACATCTGGTTTGAGCGTATCCCCGGCCCGGACGGGGAGCGGTGCGGCGAGGACGTCTCCTTCTGCCTGCGCGCACACCAGGTCGGCCTTCCGGTCATGGTGCATACGGGTGTCGTCACCACCCACCAGAAGACCGCCTGGTACGGGGCGGAGGACTACCGGATGAAGCCGTTCACGCCGCCGCCCATGAACGTGGTGGCGCTGCCGGCGGACCAATGGCCGAAGCTGATGGTCAACCGGGATGCCGCCGCGCAGGCCGCCCAGACCTCGCCGATGCGGGACAAGCAGGTCCCCGAGGCGGCCGAGGAGGTCGCCATCATCGTGCCCGTGGCCAGGAGGGACAACGCCGAGGCGTTCATGTCGAGCCTGGAAGCCAGCCTGGCCCCGGGACAGAAGGACAACGTGCGCGTCTACGTGATGGCCGACGCCTCGGACGTGGTGATGACCAGGCAGTGGCGCCGGGCCGACCAGGGCGGGGCGGAGGTGTTCGTTGACCTGCACCACTACCTGCGGGAGATGGGCTCGTTCGCGGAGAAGGTCAACCGGGGTTTCGAGGTCAGCAACGAGCCGTGGCTGTTCCTCGTCGGCGACGACGTGCGCTTCCACAAGGGTTGGCTTGACCAGGCTATGGAGGTCGCGCGGCAGACCAACGTGTTCGTGGTCGGCACCAACGACCTGGGCAATCCGGCGGTGCTGGCCGGGGAGCACGCCACGCACATGCTGATCAGCCGCAGCTACGTGGATCGGGTCGGGGCGTCGTGGGATGGTCCGGGCATCGTCTGCCACGAGGGGTACCGGCACTGGTTCGTCGACAACGAGATCGTCGTTGCGGCGAAGCAGCGGGGGGTGTGGGCGCCGTGCCTGGCGTCGCATGTCGAGCACCTGCATCCGTACTACGGCAAGGCCGCCCCGGACGAGGTGTACCGCATCGGGGAGCGGGCAGCCGGGACGGACCGGGCGTTGTGGGACCAGCGGTGGCGCAAGTTCATGATCGAAAACGAGGATCGAGATGCATGAAGCAGTGCTGGCCTGGGTCGGCCAGTTCAGGACCACCGACGACCTCGCCGTCCTGGACATCGGTGGGCGTGATCTCAACGGCAACACGCGTGGCTTCTTCCCGAACGCCAGCCCGTACACCGTCCTGGACCTGCGGCCCGGCAAAGGCGTCGACATCATCGCCGACGCGGCCACCTGGGACGGAAAGGTCGATACGTTCGACCTGGCAACCGAGTCCTGGACCCCCACGAAGATCGCCTACGACCTGGTGCTCTGCACCGAGACGTTCGAGCACACCGAGAAGTGGCGGGAGATCATCGCAACCGCCTACGCCGCACTGCGGCCCGGCGGCTGGCTGGTCTTCACCTGCGCCGGGCCCGGCCGGCCGGAACACTCCGGCGTCGAAGCCGTGTGGGGTCTGATCGGCGACGAGTGGTACTCGAACGTGTCGGCGGCCGAGATCGCGGGCGAGCTGCACGACCAGGGCTGGACGGACATCGAGGCCCGACAGCTTGGCCTGGACACGCAGGGCAAGGCCGTCAAGCCGCTGGCCTCGAGCGAGGTGCTGTTCGGGGCCGAGCTGTCCCGGACGGCAGCGGGCTGCCTGGGCGCCTGACCGCAGCAAGAACGGCCCCCACCGGCTCGGTGGGGGCCGTTCTTGCATGTCGGCGTTTACTGCCCTGCAGGCTTGCGGGTGCGGGGCTTGCGGGCCTTGTGCGGGGCGGCCAGCTCGGTGCGCACCCTGTCCGGCTGGCCGCCGACGATAAACCCGGACTGGGACACGCACGGCTCCCCGATCTCCGCGTCGCAGATCGAGCACTTGCGGTACAGGCTCCAGTCGGTCAACGGCGGGGCCTCGCGCGGAAGTACGGCGCCGGAGAACTTCGCCAGGTGCGTGTCCCAGTTCTCTCCCGATTTCCCAACCGTGGTCCGCGCCCACTTCTCGCGTTGGGCTTCGCCGTAGACCTCGGTGGCCGTCAGGTCGGTCATTTCGCTCCCTTCCGTTGGCACGCCGGGCACACCCGGACGTGCAGCGACTTGCTGGTGACGGAGAGGCCGTCGAAGACGACCCAGCCACGTACGCGCAATGCATCGTCGGATGCCCACGCCCCGATCAAGCAGCGGTCGCACGCCTGGTGTTTGCGGCCGGGGTCGGTCTGCTCGATGTCGAACAGGGGTTCGGTCATCACCTGCGTCCTACGGCGTCGAACGCGGCGGCGAGCACGAATGCGATGACGTAGAGCAGGAGCGCGGCGGCGATGTACGGGCTGAGGGTCAGGACCACGATGAACGTCGCCACCGGGTGGTGCCGGGCCTGGTAGTGGGCCATTTCGTGCCTCCCTCTGTCTGCCTACAGAGTACGCCTATTGCGCCAGGCCGCAAGGGGTCTGTATACTTAACACTGACAGACATGAGGAGGACAGCATGAGCAGGTGGCGGCCATGATCGACTGGTACGGGAACAAGGCGGCGGCACGCCCGGCTCGCCGCAAGCCCCTCCCGGCGGCTGACTCCCTGGATCGTTTCCACGTCGCGCACGCCACGGGCGCCCACTTCGACAAGGCGTACCGGGAGATCCAGCGGGGGCGCAAGCACACCCACTGGATGTGGTTCGTGTTCCCGCAGCTCCGCGCCCTGGGCAATAGTGAGACGGCCCGGTACTTCGGTATCGCTGACCTGACCGAGGCTCGCGCCTACCTGGGCGATCCGATCCTGGCGGGGCGACTGGCGAGATGCGTGATCGCCGTGCTCAGCCACAAGCGGCTGATGTTCGAGCACCCGGATAACTATAAGCTGCGCGCCTGCATGACGCTGTTCGCGAAGGTGGTCGAGGATCCGACACTACCGCTGGCGGTGCTGGAGAAGTTCTACGCCGGTCAGCCGGATCAGCTCACGCTCGATGTGCTGGCCGGTAAGACGATCGCGCCGCAGACCGCGATGGGAAGGGTTGAAGTGGGGCGGCGCTGGGAGAAGCGGATCGATAGGGCCGTACGGCCGGTCGGGCGCCTGGCGGAGCCGGACCGGCCGATGGACCGGGCCGAGGTGGTCTCGTTCGTGCGGGGCTTCAACCTGTCGGCCGCCGCGACGCGGCATCTGGTCGACAAGTGGATGGAGGACCAGGAGCGCGCCCGGGAGGCCGGCTGGAATTCGCACGCGGATTCGGTCTGGTACGACCAGGGATAGCCCTGCATCGAGAAGCACGAGGTC